AGATTCAGAACCGTCTCCCATTTTTGCAGGAACTTCAGTAGCATCCTTAAGATCATCAGCTTCACCTTTTACTTCAGTTGTAATCTTTTGGTCTTTAGTAACTAATTCTTCGCCTTTTGATTCAGGTTGTACTTTTACTTTACCCATATCCATTATATCACCAGCAATACCAGCAGCAGTTTCAGAACCGTCGCCTTTTTCTGCAGGAATAGCAAGGCCATCATCACCAGCTTCTTCATCAGCAATTTCATCACCGGTAACTTTAGTAATTACTTCACCTACCGCTTCTTCTACAGCTTCTTCTTCAGCCTCTATTTCTTCTTCTTCTTCTACTTCTTCTTCATCATACGATTCAGTTACAAAATTTGAAAAAGACATAATTCTTGATTCATCTTTCTTTTCTTCTTCTTCATCATATTCAGCATCTTTCTTTAATGCATCAATTTCGGAGTCATCAGATTTTACAGCTCCTTTATAATGGTCAGCCTTTTCTTTGTCATCTTCAGAATCAACTTTCTTATCACCTTTGTCTTCTAACTCATCTCCTTCTTTTTCATCTTCCATTCCTTTATCTTCATCATCCTCAGAAATAGCATCGGCAGATGCAGCAACAACAGAATAGTCTTCTTTCTCTTCATCATCATCGTGATATTTGACATTCTTATTTATTGTAACTTCTTTTTCTTTAATGAAATCTTCGAAAGCCATAATTCTTTTTGTAGCAGCCGGAGTTTCCTCTTCTTCAGCAGCAACCTCAACACCTTCCTCATCTTCAACTTCATCAGCTTCAGCAGGAACCTCAGCGGTAATTTCAGGATCATCAGATACCTTATCACCTGCCTTATCTTCTACATCTTTAGGTTCGCCTTTAGCTAATACTTCATCTTCAATATCTTTTGCAGAGTCTTCTTCAACTTCATCAGTTTCAGCAACTTCACCATCGGTACCAACTTTATCTTCATCTTTATCTTCTTCAGATTCTAATGATTTAGGTTCACCTTTCTTTTTAACTTCATCAGCTATATCTTCGGCTCTATCTTCTTCAAGTTCATCCTCAGAAATATCGTCCTTTGGTGAAACATCTTTTAATAAACCTTCTAATTTAGTTAAAAGATTTTTTTCTTTCTTTAATTCTTCGACACTTTCGTAACCCATCTTTTTAACTAGATCCATTACAGCATCATGATTTGGGTCAGCCGATTCATTAATTGAATCATCAGCTTTAGCCATCAGTGAAAACTTTTTAATTGGTTTCATTATAATTATCTTTTTTTGATTCTTTTTTTATATATCCATCTCTCATGAGAAAGATATTCTATATTAATACCTTACATTTTGTACCTCAAAAGGAAACTTTTCTTCCTTGTATATTTTTCTTCTTTCCATACCGTGTCTATAGATATAATTTACCCAGTCATGATCATCTACTTTATATCTAAAATCGTCAATGAAGTCATATATTTTTACAACATCTTTGGCTTCATGTTTTCTTAAACCTCTACCTATTGACTGTCTGATAATTACTTCTGATTTAAATGATTCAGTAAAGAAAATGTTATGAATGTTTTTAATTGAAATACCTGTTGAGAATGTTCCGTATGATGCTACAATAATAACATCATCATTCTTTTCCATTCTCTTTTTAAACTCTTCTCTAAAATCAGACTTAACAGAACCGTCAACATAATAGACTTTTTTATCTGTTATTGTTCTAAGCTTTTGATATAGTTTTTCACCGTATGCTATTTTATGAAATAAGACTAATGAGTTGGATGTTGATTTTTTAATTACCTGACAAACGAAGTCTAGTCTCTTTTCACTTTCGTTAATAAAGTTTTGTTCTAAACTAAATAGCTTTTGTCTATCATACGGATTTTTAGACAGAGATGAGAATGCTTCTTTTTGTGCATCGGTTGCATATTCCATGTGGATCTGTAAAACTTTACATTTTGCAATATGACCTTCTTCCTGTAAATGAGCAGCCTTTACTTGAGTTACTAGTGGGCCCATTGCCGACATTAAACTAAGTCTATTTACAGTTCCTCTTTTAGGTATAGTACCACTTAAACCAAATCTATAATCACAGTGCCAACATTTATCCATTATCTTTTGGATTGAATTTGCTTTTGCTTTATGAGTTTCATCTACAAATACTGCATCAAATTGGCTAAAGTATTCCTCGTCTTTTTTAGTTAATGATTGATAAGTACCTATAACTATATTAGAACTCTTTCTTAGTTTAACTCCTGCATAAATTTGTTGAATCTTAATAGGTACTCTGCCTTTATTATATTCTTCAAAATCTCCACTCGCCTGAACTACTAAACTTACATTAGGCACGATCATTAAGATTTTCTTTTTGCCTAATTGTTCCATCATATAAGCAACCACCATAAATGAAATTAAAGTTTTACCTGCAGACGTTGCCAATTCAGCTAAACACCTTCTATATTTTAAAATTTTAATTGCAGCATCAATCTGATAATCTCTAGGTTTAATTTCAGACTTTGCAAAAAATTCATCTACCCAACCTCTAAACATATCTTCATCTATCGAAGTATCAAAAATATCAGTTATGCCATTTAGTGTAAATTGATAATCATATTGTTTACAGATGTCTATAACTTCTTTCCATAACCCTGCCGGAATTTTATTTCTTTTAATAAACGAAATATTACCATCCCATACCTTTTTCTTTACTAAAGGGTGGAACCGCCAACCTTCTATTTTCTTAGTAAGACTAGATTTTAACTGTTCATATTCCAATTCGGTACATGAATCAATTACTAAAAACTTTTTATTTTCAGACAGAGATAGTTCCATTAAAATTCCTTATCATCTAAGTTTATTCTGTTTCTTATTGCAAATGCCATGTTATCTAAAGTCTTAATACATTCATAGTAATAATCTATATGTGATTGTAACATGTCAATCTGAGTTTTTAAAGAAGACAGATCGGCTTTTATAAATTGATGCTTTTCGCCATTAGTTAGTTTAACATCATAGTTAACTGAATACTCTCGATATTGGTTCTTATAATACCTGTCCCAAGTAGCATTCCTTTTATATATGGTGGTCTTAAAATCAGTTACTTTGTCTAATAAGATTTGCCGGTATGAAAGCATTCTTACTTGGCACTCTGCTAATTCATTCATGTTTTTTAGCTTAGAAACAAGATCTTTGATTTTTGCTTTCCAATCATTCCTATCAGAACCTAATCTAAGTTCTAATTGTTCATTAGCCTCTTTTATTTGTGTATCATCAAATGCCATTAAAATATTCCTTTATCGTTATTAATCTTTTTGTACTGCTTAATCTTTGGCTGAAACCTTTTCTTAGGTTGCGGTAATGTAAAGGTTGTTTTTACATCATCAGTTTTAATCTTTTTAAATTTAGTAAATAATTTAAGCTTCTTTTTAGAGATTGCTAAATCATTATAAAAATCATCAAATTGTTCAGTCACAAAATTGTTGTAATTTTTTATCATATAAATATAAGATCTAAATGATTGTTTGTAAAATATTTATCCAACTCATGCAAGCACCCTGTTCTATGTTTAAATTCATACTTAACTAAGTCATTTAAATCCTTTACCTTTTTTGAAGGAATATTAAAATCCTTTAAAAACTTTTGCCACATAAAAACAGTATTACCTCTTTTTAGTTTTTGGATCATTTTTGATTTACCTTCAATATCATTATCAAAGAAATATCTAACGGTAGGTATATCATCAAAATCCAATATTTGTTTTTTAACACCAGTAAGACCAATGGTATTTGACATAAAGAATGAATCAATAGGACCTTCAAATACCGTGAACTGTCTACTCAAATCTGTTGTTAGTATACCGAAGATCATTGATATTTTGTTTAAAGAATCTAGTTCTTCTTCAGTTATATTTAAAGGTTTTTTAAGCCTGTCATATATTCTTTCTATATTCCATGTTTTATATTTAGGACCGCTATTATCATCTAATGCTCTAACTTGAAAACCTATAATGTTTCCTTTGGAATTAAGATTAAATACATATAGTTCTTTTCTTCTTGGGTCATAACCGAATCTTTCAGTTTTATGATGAAGTAATCTACTTTTTAAATAAGGGTATGCTCGGTATGTTAAACTATTTATAGGATACACATTAAAGCCTAAAGCAACCTCATCAAATGTTAATGCTAATTTATTAGCCATTTCAAATAAATGAAATTCTAAACTTTCTCCTAAAGAAAAGTTTTTTCTATTTTCTTTAATAAAATTAATTACATCTATACGATCTTCACCTTCAAAGTTTACATTATGATCTTTAAGAAAAACATCTAAACTTTCATGAGCAGAGCAGTTATAACAATGAAACTGTAAATTGCTCCAGTATAAATTTCCTCTTTTCTTTCTAGGACTATCTGTTGAATCTCCACAATATGGACATGCAAAATTTAATCTTTCTTTACTTTCTAATAATCTTCTTTTTTCTGGATGAGAATGGTTAGTATGAAGAACTCGGACCACCTTATCGATGATCCGAGCTTTCATTTCAGAAGATATTATTACTTCTGTTGCCATACTATTAAAGATCTAAACCATTAATGAAATCATCGAAATCATCTCCTTTAGAAGAATCTTCAGTTTTAGTTGCAGTTGGTGCAGCAGATCCTGCAGCTTCATTTACCGCCGATACAGCGGCTGCTACTTTTACTGGTTCTGGTGCGTCTTGCTTTTTAGTAACAGTTTCAATAGAAGATCCTGGGTTACTAAATTGAGAAAGTACACCCATTACTTTATTTCGCTGTTCATCATTCCAAGGACGGTAATCAAAGTTTGCTAACTCTGGTGCATCCTTAATAAAATCAAGAATTGCAGTTCTACCTGCGTCATCAGAAGTTACTGCTTCTTCGTTAATCGTCATAGCGGATTTACTTCCTTGAAATTTACAAGAATCATAGTTAGGATAACCACCTTTCTTAGAAATTACTAATTCAAAATTCTTTCCTTCAAACGGATCGAATACTTGAGTAGGTTCATCAAATTGTGGATTTAATTCCTCATCAATTTTGGTTTTAATCTTATAACCAAATTTCATGATTTTAACTTGTCCTTCTAAATCTCTGTTCTGTGGATCTTTTACGATTTGCACTAATGCATAAAATACTTCTCTACGCTTCAGTCCTTCTGACATCTTTTTATCTACAGCAGATTCAGAATTTCTAAGTTTAAAGAACATGTCTTGTACTGCACATTTCTCTCCAACTGTTGAAGGTGAATCTACGTAGAAGCCGTTGCCATCTCTATCTTCTAACCAATAGACATATTTACGAACGAAAGGTTTACGTGGGTTTTTTACATTAGGAAGAAACCTAATTAGTGAACGGTAAGTACCGTCAGTTCCCTGGTCGGGTTTTGGTGTGTACAGATCGCTACTTGGTGCGGGTCTGTCTCCAGTGTCAAGGTCCTTGACGCTTACACTGAAAATGTCGAATTCATTTGCCATTTTAATTGCCTTTTTATTTTTACTTTGTTATTAATTGTGGATATAACGCAGCTCTGCCTATTTTTAATTTGCCCGGGTATTGCCAATATACTTTGCCTTGTTATATGCCTGTTTATAAGTCGCTGAATAATATCAGTTCCTTTGTTTATTATATATTCATATCTCTATTTAGTTTCAGTCTAAATAGAACTTTTTTATTGTATAATAGCGGTTACATCATTTTCTCTGATGCTGAATATGGTATTGCCATCATATTTAAACTCTGTGCCTGCTAAGTCGTGGAATAGTACTCGTGATCCTACTTTATAATCCGGATCTTCTATGTCACCGCCTACAGAAATGATAGTACCTGAATATGGTGGTGCATACTGACCTTCTGTTTTTGGGACATATATGTTACCGATTTTTTCTGGTAATTCATCTTTTTTAATAAATATTCTATTTTTTATCGCTTTTATCATAATATTCTGAAACTAAGTTCTGGTTTCTATATATAAAATATACTAAATTAAAGAAAGAGAAGTATGTAATTACTAGTCATTAAAGTATTTAGTGGTATTCTATGTATTAAGTTTTTAATGACCACCCTTTTTCTTTATTTGCATTTAATATAAAGTACGCATCTACAAGGTCATCTATTGGTTTAGGGATCTTTTCTGTAAAGTCTTTACCTTGAGTCCATTTCCATAATTTAGTTTTCCTTAAATCTTTATCGTTAAAAACATCGTCTTGGAATGCTTTAACCATATAATGTTTATTTGCATTACCTTTACCTGCTAATTTCTTAACATGTGATGGCTGGTAAATTGAAATATTTTCTACACCCCAAGAATTTACAATTTCATTTCTTAAGAATGTATTATACTGAACAATGTCAATGAATGAATTCCCTTTTGATCCATACGAAAAACCTTCTAGTGCAATCTTATGGTTTTCTGTTCCATATAATGTTATTAAAATATTTGAAATTAAGTCGGCTATGTTTTGACCATCTGTGAGTTTTTCTCTTTCCCTAAGTAAAAAGTCCTTATCCTTTACTTGTCTATAATAAGGAAACCCTAATATTGTTTTATCGTCCATTAATTCTTTATGAACCGAAAAGGACTTCGGTATCTTTCTACCTTCTTCATCCCATATTCTATTACCGTAATTAAAGAATGTAATAAATGTGTATTTGCCTTTATGGTCCTGTGTACATGTACCTGGACTATTAAGAGAAAAATCTATACCTGAGTAAATCAATTATAATGGATTAGAGTCTTTTACCTAATACTGCTCCTAATGCAGCACCGATTAATCGACTGGTTAATAAATCATACAAGGCTCCTTTTTGAATACCTAGTACTTTTGCAATAGCCTTTCCTACAGATTTACCTAAAGCAAAACCGGTAAGACCACCTAAAACAGATCCTAATATACCTTCATTAATTATTTCCTCCATAATAACCTCTAAGTCTTTTCCGTTATTATGTTCCTCCATAATTCTATCTACTGCATTATCAATTGCAGTTTCTTGCTCTTCTGTTAAATCATAAGATTCGTTTAATAGATTTTGGATATCTATAGATTCATTATGGCTTTCAGTAAGGTAATCTTTAAATGTTTTCATTGCTGTTTCTATTTGTTTATATATTAAGTAAGATTAACTACAGTTTCTAATAAGTTATAGCTAAAGTCAATATCAAATGTTTGAAATTCTATCGTGTTACTTGAGAAGTTTAAATCCAATGCACTAACACCAGTAAAAATCATATCCTTTAATTGGCATGTAACAAAAATATTGCCATTACCATCAATCATTTGTAATCCTACTCCTTCTGGTACAAACGGATTTTTTCCACTTTGTTTATAATAATAATCAAACACCTCGATAGCCATCCAATAATTGACCCAACCATCAAACGCTTGCATTGTTATAGTTAATGATTTATCAAACAATTCTTGTTTAGGTAAACTAGTTCTAAACTTTCTAGTATTTCCAGGAAAATCATTTTGCGATATTGGATCAAATGAAGGACCTGGTAAATTCATTGACTGTATTCCATAATTAAAGTAATCAATAGGTTCTTTAATCATAGAGCCTGGCATCTTATTTAAGTATGGCTTATACTTATCTGAAATTTCCTTAGGTATAAAATTTCTAGGAAATTCAAATTTAAACTGATTATTTCTTGCGCTTAATATCATCTCTTATTTATTTAAAAAATCACTGCCTTGGTTTGGGTTATAGTCCGGATCAATAAGAACCCCTTTACCAGGCTCTGGGTCATACACTGGGTTAGCAGTGGAAACAAAGTCTTCATTAAGTTTAGCGGCCTGTTTATAAAAGCTTATAGATTTTGCTTTAGAAGCCTGTGCTTTAGCATTTTTTTGTATGGCAAATATCTGAGATCTTTTTCTTTTTAATCTTTCCAATGACTGTGCAATTAACTGAGAAGTCTTTAATGCCAATTCAGATTCAGTACTTCCTAACTGTTCTGATAATAATGCTAACTCATTTGTTAATTGTAAATTAGATGCTTCTAATCCAGCTATTGTTGCAGTTTGATCTTCATCTAACGAAATCATTTCACGTAGTTCAGTTTCATAATTATCTATGATTCTTTGCTTACCTGCCATATCAGCAGCATATATTGCAGCTTGGCGATTTAATCTATCTGTCATGTTTTTTTGTACAGAATCTTGCAAACTTAAAAAGGTACCTGAATAAATTGCACTTTCGTCACTAACTCCACTTTCATTCTCCATTCTTGTAGATACATAAAAAATATTATTATCTAAAGCTAAGATCTTTTTGGAATCTTCTTTACTTATTCTAAATAACACCTGTCCTTGCGAAAGGTCAACCTCTTGTACTTGTGTCCAGTTAGGAATTCTTATTTCATCGGTTTCACCAATAAAAACTAATGTTAAAGTTCCAACATTACTTAAGTCAATTGGAGTATCTGCTAGCTCACCATCATTGCCTGTTTCATCGAATAATGTAAAAATTATATAGTCATCAAATGGGGAAATCCTAATAGTCCCATCGCCTTCAGGTAAAGGTTCTGCACCAGGATTTAAAGAAGTAAATTTTTTAAAATATTCATAACTCTCAGCAGTAACTGCAACATCAGTTTGAACTCCTAGTGGTGTTGTAGTTTCATTCGGCATGTTAGTATTTGCATTTGAAGTAGTCTTCGCGTTATTCTGTTGTGCTGCCATCGTTTTCTGTTATTGTTTGTATTTTTGCTGGTGAAATTGCAGCCTTTACATTTATTCTATCTCTAAATGAAGTTACATATTTTGTCTTTACTACCAGCTGTTCTACTATTTGATCTGACGTCTGTCCTGGATTATTACCAACACCGCCATTATTTACAATTATGTTTTTACCATCATCTTCTGCTACTTGATTATAAACATTAGCAACAGTTGGTACTACACCTAAATTTATTTTCATTAATCTTCGACCATACTTATTAACATCAAATGAAGTCAATTTAGCAATTTTCACTATTTGAGTATTATCAGCTCGGTTATAAATTCTTAACATATAATTAATAGAAAACGACGCGGCAACTGCACTGTTTAAAATAATAGGCCTAAATAAAATAGGGTTATCAAAATTCGTAGTTTGTGTAAATACTTGTGTGCTGGTTTTTATAAAGTTTGTACCTATTTGTTCACTTACATTAATTTCATGAAATACTATATTATCAGCACCACCAGAAGAAGAGTTTAATTGAGCAATAAAATTAGCAAAAGTTGAACCGGTAACCTGACCACTCAATTCAAAATAGTCTCCACCATCAGCCTCCTTAACTTCTGCGTAAAGATTATCGTATATATCTCTACTTGCAAATGTTGCTGCGTTTATCTCTTCAACATTATAATAACTATATCCGTTATCTACTATAGTTTCATATATACCGGTAGCTTTAAATGTAATTGTAGGTGTACTTAAAAATCCTTGACCTTCAGTTAACCTATACCCTAATCCGTTAGGATCTCCTGTATTAAAGGTGTTATTCATAAAGAACAATGAAGGTACTCTCCATTCTATGTAACTTGCAAATAACTTATCGTTTATTAATACTGGGTCTGGGTTAAATACTGGTGTATCATTCTTTAAAAAATTAATAGAAGAAAGATTAAGCAAAACACCATCTCTTCTCGGTATTAAAGTTTCAAATATTATACCGTCATATCCAGTGAATGTAAATCCTGATATAAAATGTATTCTTATTTTATCATATGCAATGTTTTGCTGTGGGCTAAAGGATTGTAATAAATTTACACTATCAGTTAATTCTGGATCAAAATCGTTATAAGGTACACCTACGTCGGTATCTAAATACGCGTATTGTGTTTTGTTCTCGTTAATAGGTACTGCAGATATATCTCTATAGTTCCCCATTTCTGGCGATACTTCTTCTGTATTAAAAAGAAAACTTCCACCAGTATGCCCATCCCTCATTATCTCAATAGGATAAGTACCTGTATTAAGCTCCGTTGGGTTTGATTGGCTAGTATAAATATACTCCAATAATATACCGTCTGATAGTTGTATAAATTTAGATGATTCCATTCTTTTTATTTATTTACCATTGTAAAAACTTTGGTGTATAATTTAAACCTATACCTATGTATGGGCTAATTTGATTTCCAGTTAAACCTACGCCTAATTGTAAACCTAGACCTATGGTTTTTCTGTTTTCATATTGTAAACCTTTAAATGCTTTACTCTTTTGATCAATTAATATTCCTTCGGCACTATTAAATGTAGTACCAGGATAATCGGTTAAAAGATTTACAAATAATTCTTTTGTTTTAACATCTCTTGTTAATGATGCAGTTAAAAATATATTTTGCTTTAATCCTATATTAGCATTACCGAATGATATAAGACTATCAGAAGTTTTATAAGGTATTATAGCATCAATAATTCTAGAACTTTTACCCCATTCCTTTTTATCTGAAAACGTTAAGGCTGAATTAAAATCACCAACCACGGTATTTATAATTGTATCTAATATAACTACCGGAACTTCTACTATAACTTCTTTAATTACCGTTTCTGTTTTAATAATAGTTATAGGTGGTTTTTCTTTTTCAAATTCTAACTGTCCTTCTATTTCTTCTATAGATAAATTAAGAGCTCTTATTTCAGCGGCAGCATTACCATTCTTATCAATATAATTTTCAATTGTATCTAATGATGCTTTCCAATTATTGCTAATTTTAACAGCTTCTCCTTTTGCTATATTTGTTTGTTCACATTGTCTAAATAATAAAATAAATAACACTACAATACCACCTAATAAAAACATTCTTGTATTTTTAGGATCAGTTAGTATTTGTATTATGTTTTTTATAATTATCATAATCCTTCTTCGTAGACCTGTAATAACTTATATGGTGTAACATTACTTTCTCCATATTTTTCTATTAGCTTATCCATAAACTGTTTTTCATTAACTTTCATTTTTTCAAGATCATTAAATAGATCATCTCTCTTTTCTGCTAAGCTAAGAATACTTTTTTGCATAAGATCAATAGATGTTTCAATCTGTTTGTATTTGTCAATAAATTCAGTTAATTCTTTCTTTTCTTTTTTTGTCATTTTTAAAAATTTAATATTATGTTTATAGCATTATATAAGCAAATGAGAAGTGTACATTTGAGTTGGCTAAACTTACCCAAGCAGCATTTCTTCTAAAACTAAATCTGTCACTACCAACTTGAACAACATGGCCAGTCACATCATCTAAAGTTCCTCCTTTTACTATATCACAGTGTCCTCTAACAAGATTGGCACCACCACTTGTTCCTTTAACCGGTAGATATACAATTCTTTGACCGACACCATTACCAAACTGTATATTACCATGACACGATATTGTGTTACCTATTCGTTGCCAATGTATATATGAATTATTAACGTTAATAGCAATACCACCAGCCTGTTTAGCTTTCATCCACCCAGACGCAAAAATACTTCTGGTTGAATCACAGGAAAGTACATTAGGATGATCGACTATACTGTTAATACTTCTAACTTGGAATCCTAGATCTTGGAAGTCGTCTACACTAGAATAATTTCCATGTCCATAAAACTGTAGTTTAGGTTCATTTGGGTTATTAACGACTCGCCCATCATAATCACCACCCTGATTAATCCTCATTGCTCCCCAATAACCATCTTTAGCACCAATAACTAAACCACCTTCACCAGCTCCTACTTGCACAGCTCCATTTGTTCCATTATTCATGTGCATTATTAAAGTATCATTCTCTTCAACATGCGGGTTAAAATCGTTTGCTCCTAAATGTGGGTAGAATTCTATACCGTTAGAATTGTTTCTATTATAAAAAGCTACTGCTCCAGCTGAATCCGCATCGGAATAGCAACTTTTAACCATCATTACATATCTAGATTCATTTCTTCTTTCCTCATCAGTATTACCGATGTTAATTATAGATGGCGGCTGATGAATCTTTAAAAATATTTCATCCTTTTTATAATTAGGATTCCATGATGTGCTATTCATAGTAAGAGGCGGTCCTATTGTTATCTGGGCAGCAGATCTCCTAGTAGCATTTTCCTCGCTAGTAGATGCACCATTAGGTAAGTCATAGTATGGATTATATCCAATTTGAACACCTTTACCATATTCAGTTGCGACAAGCTGATTTTGACCACCTGGTGAAAGAGTAACCCAACCAGCTTGCCCTGATGTATTTCCACCATCACCACCAAGAACAGCTGCACCACCACCATAATGTCTAGATCCAGACGTAGTTGTCTCTGAGCCATCTGAGCCTTTAAAAACTATTGGTTTATTCTGCCAGTAATTGTTGGTAGTACCACCTGCAGTAGTTGATGTCTCCTCTGGCCTGGCCCATATACCAGCCATTTCCTTTCCGGTACATTGCCCAGCAGAATTGGTCTTTGGTGCAATTTCTATCTTACCATAATTAACTGTGCTCGTAGTACCATTCCTTAGCTTCCCGCTTACGGTTCTACTACCAATCACCATTACGGTACCAGGAAGCTTTCCTTGATACCAACTACCACTACTACTTCCCTCATTTTGTTCAGCAAAGGTTAGATTAAGCTGAAATTGCGTATTAGTATTTGACCTTGTAGATCCAGTGAGTGGTGGTTGAAAGGAAAGCTCATCCCCTGGTACAAATCTCACAACCCCAGTGCTAGGTGAGTTGCCACCCGATATTTGTAATGTATTTCTATTATATGTACCAAGATCATCATAAAAAGACAAGAGACTATTACCAGTACTATCTCCACCTGAAAGATGGAGGGCTCTAATACCTCCGCCGTAAGTCGACCCTAATTTTTGTGTATCAGTCTGATTAGGATATATTGCGTCCCCAGACATTATCCAATTTTGGTTTTGTAATGTATTCTGAGCACCCCATGAGACTAGATAATTATCAGTACCGGTTGAGCCTTCCAAATTTGAGTTTACAGTATTATAAGATATCTGACCGACTGGTACAACACCCCCATTAAAACCAATTTTAGTTAAAGATTCTCCAGCTGTATATGCAACTAAACCTGTCGGTGCAGTTGAAATACTACTTAATCCATCAAATATATATGTACTTGCATCAGATTTAAATTCTATTGAAGTTCTACCATCAATTAAAATTTCATCAGCCCCTAAATAAGCAAGACCATTAAATGCATTAGTTGTAGGAGGGGTAGTCTGCCCTAATTGAAATAATCCAGATTTATTACCTAGAACATTAACACTAAATGCTGGAGGTAACGCAGCATTAACTTCATTTATTTCAATTTCATAATCCGCAATATCATATCCACCAGAACCACTACCTATTCCACCAGTTACATACTTAACACCTCTCCCAGACCTAAAATTCATACCGCGCGGTCCACTGTATAAATTAAATCCAATTGCAGATGATGTGCTGGTTGGTGTAGTTACTTTAGGTATGTTTATGTTAAGTACATCATCGGCACCTAAATAAATTTCGGCTAAGTTACCAAGATTATCTTGTTCAAAATTTTCGGGAAGAGCATCACCTCCCATAAACTTAATAGCCCTAGCAGATGTGTTTTTCTGATGTATGAGCATACTAACTCTTGATGAGTCTAAAGAAGCTGTCATATCATCAGTTAATTCATATGCAGCTGAATAACTATATCCTACTGTTGGGGTTTGTGTAGTAACACCTCCAACTAAAACCATAGCTACACCTTCGTTAGAAGCATTAGCACCAGCACCACCTGGCATACCTGAAGGGTATAATGTATTTTTGTTTGCAGGAATTACATTACCAGATCCATCATTACCGATATATAGCCAACCATCAGAGGTTCCTGGGGTTCCAGTAGGACCTGTTAAATTAACTGGTGTCGTAAACCAAGTAGTTCCATTATATTCCCATACTTGACCATCGCTCTGTAAGTAATAATCACCAGGTAAGAGTGAAGGTGATACTATAATTGTGTTAGGATTAACCGTCCCATCATACCAATCAGATCCTCTTTCCCCTCTACCACCGATTGGGCCAGGTGTACCTTGTGGGCCACTAGGACCTACTGGCCCTCCACCATTTAACAAGAGCTGATCAAAATTAAAATTTATTTTATCAACAGCTTGAGAGATAGTATCAGAGGCTATCAAATCTTGTATAGTTATTGCCATTATATTCTTATTTTTTAACTATGGTTATACTGAAACCAAAAGACTCAGTAAAACCTTTCCTTTTGTTATATATTAGGCTTAGATCAAATGGATTAGTATTTAATAATTTTGATCCTATTGCAGTGTTTACTGTTAGGCCAGCCAAAACCTTTTCAGAATTAGTTAATTCGGCTGTTGAAAAATCCAACAATGAAATTTCTCTAGAAGTTTTAACATAAAAATCTACGTTTTCTATTTTATATAATTGTAAAACATTTTGCCTAATATACCTTAACACATCATCGTCTAACGTTTCAATGTCACCAAAGCTAAACTCAGGTTTTATGTACTTTTTAAACTCTTCTTTAATTGGATCAAACAAAAACTCTTCTAATCTTTTTTGTATGAACATATAAAATCTAACATTAGTTTCATTTTCTCGCGTAATAAATGTCCCATCAATTAAACTAGGCTGCTTTATAGCACCTTCAGTAAAAGGAGAATGTATAAATGTTTCTAATTCTATTAGTTGAGGTACCTTTAAATATTTTGAACCAAAGAACGACTTCTTTTCAGTCATTGCCCTAGTACCTATAATAGATTCAATCTTAGACTTATCAATACTTTTTCTAAAATAAGAAGGTTCCCAATTAGACGAAAACGCGTAAAAGTCCCTACTTGCAATACCTACCTCATTAATAAGAGGGTATAAACTTAAGAATGCACTTTCTGTGGAAAGTTCAAGTATAGTAGATGGATCTTCTTCATTTACTTTATGATAAAATAAATTCTTTATTTGTCCAAAGTTTTCATAATCACTACTATTAAATTGAGTATTCTCATATCTACATAATTCTTTAACCTTTATCTTATATAGTTCATCATTAATAGAACCGCCAGTTATTCCAGTTCCACCTGTCACACTATCAAAATCAATATTTAAATATGGATCTCTAAAAAATATAACATCAAGGGCCGTTGGTTGATAATAACCAGCATGCCTACCTATAGGAGTTATTCTTGGTTTAGTTTGCAAAGACAAGTCATATCCAATAATATCAGTTAAGTTAAATGCAGTTGGTTTTGCAGGGTCAGGTAATACACCTATATACACAGATTTTAATATATCTGCCTGGGCTCTTAATTCTATTGAAAACGTTTGACCTAGATTGCCATCTTTATCTAAAACCCTATTCCCATCCTTATCTATAGTTTCATAAATTATTGTTGGATTACCTTGATTAATATTTTTAAATAATGTAGCAAAACCAACATCAGAAAGCCTGGATGAATAAGTGTTAAAGCCACCACCAATAGTAATATAATCTGCAGTTAACAGTGAAAACGGAGATGGGTTAGGTCCACCTGGAATAAAAGTCAACCCGTTTTCCGTAATCCTAGTTGCAAAGAATTCGGTATCACTAACAATTCTTACTATTCCACCAATTTGGTATACATCAGACCCTATAGTAAATTCAATTCTGTTAAACTGCCCGTTTGCCCCTCTCGTTAGATCTCTTAAAAACCTTGTAGGAATTCCATTTACGTCTGGTTGCCCTTGAAAAAGATAAGCGCCAACTGTGCTATTCCATGACACATTAGCTAAATTTATTGCCCCTTGGACTTCACCGGCTTCAAACATAAAAGTATTATCAATAGGGTTAATTTCAGGTTCACACTCATTAGGCGGTAACTGTGTTTTGTAATCACTTCCAAATGAATATAAGGTTGTACGATCAATACTCTGGTCACCAGGGCCATTTATACAATCATTGCTTAAATCTAAAAAGATTAACATTACTACGGTTCTCCACTTATCATTTTTTATAAACTTAACCTCTACTTCAGGTTTATCTGGTGCATTAGGAACAAGCATAACTGAAAATCTATAATCATTAAACCTACCGTCATTAACATACTTAATTGACCTAGCATTAAAATTAGGCTTTTCAAAAGCATCTGCTTTAGGTTTAGCAATTACTCTAACTCCTCTCAAAAACGCCTCAGCAAAATTCTTTTCATCGCCTCCACTAAATCTACCATATCTAAGTTGTCTATCAACTAAATTAATAGTACCACCTGTCGTAAACTTATCCACTATAAAATAATCATTAAAATAATCTTTATCTACTCTTTGGAATGTTCCTGGTGTATACACAGCCCCAGTAAAAGGATTTTCTTCAATGGTATCAGTTGGTGCATTATCAATATAACTCCATGAACTCTTAATTGCTTCATTATTAAAGTAATAAGGAAATTCACATAAGTAATACCACTCATGTGAAAAGCCCAGTGGCTCTTGCCCAATTGAATACTTGGAAGGCGCAAAGTTATTTTGACTAAACGCTTCACTTAAGTTTAATCCATAAGGTAAATTCCTAACATTTTTACCATCATTAACCCAAGACCATTTATTTATATAAGGTATGACTCTAGATGCTACAGCCTGTTGCTTTAAATAGTTTTCTTCTAGTCTATCATATTCTGATTCTATTATAGAGTCAAAACTTTCATCAGGGTCTGCTGATCTTAATAAACCAATTAATCTAGTAAATCCACCATCCCTATAAAATTCTCTAACCTCAGGGTTAGCACTTATACCCGTAAAACTACCACTCGCATCGGTTTGGTTATATTGATCTTCTTCATATTCCAGTTCTCCCATTTGACTGTATAGCTTACTATAAAAGTCATAATCAAAATCCTTTATTGGAAAAATTGAAAATCTACCAAACGAAGGTCTATAATCAGAATATAATGCAACTTGACCAGTCCTAGTAACATTTATTTGATTATCATCTAATGTAATTATCGCATATTCATTTACACCTGTATAGCCTAACACTGTACCGTTTTGGTTTGTTATAGGTTCATCTAAATAAGGAACCCAGTCGCCAATTTCAGCAAAACCGTTTTTTGATTGAACCCAATTACCTTTTTTAAATCTTTCTTGGTCGCCATTATTAACTTTTAATAAAGAATTATTAACATCATTTCCACCAACAAAATGTTTACCTGGTTCTATGATAGAAGTAATAGGGTATGAAGTAATATTATTAACCATAAGTGGATATTGTGCATAATCTATAACAAAATTTAATCTGTTAAATCTGCTACCAGAAAACCTAGACTGCACATATACAGTATCATTATTATGAGTAGCTTCAAAAAATCTTTTTTCTAATGAAATTCCATTATTGATAGCTCCTTCTATTGATTTAGCAATTTCTTCAGGTGTACCATTAGGATTAAAAAATTGTGACTTATGATTGCCAGGTATAGGTACTGTTGCAGTAGATGCAGCAACTTCCCCTACTAAATCTAAACCATCATAAAATGTAATTTTAAACCCATCAGTCAATTCCTCTAAGATTTTAAAATAACTTATAGCTTTACCTTTTCTTGAAATTATAGATGCATCAGCAAAAGTATCAGGTTGTTTATATCCTGCTATAGTTGAAATATCCATTATAGTATCAAATAACCTAATTTGATTTTCTCCCCAAACAGATCCTTTTTTAACAGTATGAAACTGTTCATTCTTATCCTTAATATAAAATATAGATTCAACCTCATTAACTCTTTGTGGTGTAGGTAAACCTGTTATTGTAGTTGTTTTAGCAGGATCTAAATATATTAATAAACCATTTTCATTAGTCATCTCAAACGGAGTATTAAGTTCTTCAGAAACTTGTGTAATTGTTTTTATTTTTGGTAGTTGTGTCTTTTCGGTATTCTTATAAAAACCTTCTCCAGAAATATCAAACAACCCCTCCTCTACTTCATTTACATATAAACCGAAATACCTATTTAATGAATAATCCTTTGCATTAGTATCAGAAAACAAAAATTCCATATTTATTAAATTTGCTAAAAGAATATTATTACGCTGAAACCCTTCAGTAAAAAAATGCTCGTTTTGGATTATGGTAGCATCATTAACCACCAGATCATCATACGAGAAACTACCAGAAGAAGTAAACCCTCCTCTATTATAATTTATGCCGTTCCATTGTATAGGCTCATCTTGCCTCCAGCTAACATTAAGGGGTGTTGTTGGAAACGAATCTTGGTTTCTATAATTTCTAATATAAGATCCTAATAAGCTATTAGAAGACAGGTCAAATGTTTTAATTGCCGTACAGTTCTCTAAGACATTCTTAGTAAATGCAATAGATGTTTGTGCATCTGCGCTATTAACATTCTGTAAACTTTGGTTTATGTTATTTACTGCTGCTGGGTTATCTATTCTAAATATAACAAACTTGTTAGGTATTTGTTCATTTAGCCAAAGTGGAGATAGCATACCTAAGTTTTCAGAATATGCTTCAGATGCTACTGATCTAGTACCAGCTGAGTAAAACATTTCATACTGATTTTGATACTGTGACAAAACAGAAACATCTTGATATTCCTGAAATACTTCATATGCTAAATCTGTTGGGAATTTACCAAGCTGAAAGAACTTAAATACATCAGTATCATAAGTTTCTTTACCACTTAACTTAAATGCTTTAAATGTAGATGTTGCCAGTTGAGTATTAGCACTAAAAGATTCTAGATATAAATCTTCACCATTACTAACTAATTTAACATTACCTGTTAATTTAGGATTAGTTCTAATTATACTATAAGACGCTTTATCAAAAAGTTTTTCAGCCATTTAATTTTCACTTTTTTTATTTATTCACCATGAAGGTTGTGAAAATTTAAATGCTTAAATATTAGCATCAACACTAACAAAACCTCGATCAACTCCACCAGATCCACGGGAGTTGACTCCACCTGTTCTAACAATTTCATTTACTCTTGTAGCAGTAACTGATGGACTTAATTTAGTTAATACCTTTTCTAGGTCGTTTAGACCTTTTGTAACTGTTTGTGTAGGGAATACATCAATATTAAGATTATCAGATCTATATTTAGAAAATACCTCAATGTCATATTGATATACATCTGTGTTATTAGGAAATATATCAAATCCTACTTTCTTAGCATACGTGACGTTTACTGTTGCACCAGACGAATCACCTCCAATATTACCTAGCCCACCAGCGGCACCAGAACCAGTACCGAAATAATCAGTCATTCTATATTGAAACACCAAAGGTATATTTATAGAATTCTGTTGCCCAAACTGTATTATTCTTTGTGACTGTATAGAATCTCCACTAACTTGAATATTTTGGTGATCATCAGAAGACATAAATAAATATGAACCGCAAGTCTGTTCACCTAATAAGTATTGGTCAAAATTTTCAAAGGAAGTTTTAGTATTTCTGCTATAACCTTTACCACCATTAACAGACTGCAATTCTACTAAAGTAGTATTATATAATGACGGGCTAGCTTGAATCGTTTGACCAGTAGAGGTAAAGGCTGCACCACTTAGTAACCCTGTTGTTCCTAGTGCTTGTAGATCATTAATATTTTCATTTAAATAAATTGCTTGCTGTTTACCTTTATCTTGATCCGATTGTAAAGGTATAAATCTAGAATGTCTAAATAAAACATCCGCAGTACCATTTCCACTATTAGTACAATCAACCCCACCCGTTGCATCAAGTGGTAATGTTACTGTATCACCAGTAGTATTCTCATATGCCTTTTTGTATGTAGCATAACTAGTTAAATATGGGTGAGATGTATGAAGTTCTAATGTATTAGGATCCCCTAGTGGATATCCTGTAGCTGTAGTAGGTGCACCAGCATTATCGAAACCTCCACCCCAAATAAATTCACCAGATACAACCGCCCCAGTATCACTTGTTCTACCATAAAAATTTTCTATACTATCTAAGTTAAAAGTGTAAAAATCATCATTAGGTCTTTGGTAGTTATAAAAATTACCTTCATTTGATACATCACTAAATCTACTATAAATAAATTGGTTTTTGTTTTGTGAAGATTGAAATGGCGGAGTTGATACAGTTTGACCATAAGGCCATGAAGAATCAACTGTTGGATTTGTTAAAAGCTCTGGCGTTAAGTCGTATTTTCTAATTGTATTATAATCAGTATCATCTGATGAATATGTAGCTCTACTGTTTGATTGATTAGCCGCGCTATTATCTAGCCATGAATATGTTGCAGGTAATATGGTATTACCAGAAGTAACATCCACCACCGTATAACCAGGATTTTCTGATTGTTTAACCATTCTCCCTCTGTTACCAGCAATCCTAGAAACTATTCTTAATCCTGTTTGTTCGTTGTTAGCTAAATTAATAAAGAATGTTTTTGATATAATTGCACCTCTAGGATCATCAAGATTAGATACTTCTTGTGAATAAAAACCAGCAAATATTTTAGTTACCGAATTTCTTTTTAGGTTAGTAACATTTCCTTGATCATCAATTAAAGTAACCACCAAGTTCCCTTTTGCATTTGCTAGTATTTCTGAAAACAAATCTAATTGATTTTGCATCTCAGTTAATTTAGTAAACAAATCAATTGGGGTTTGGTTCTCTGATAAAAACCCTGATGCTATTACTGGTGATGAATGAGCAAAATAAGTTTCATTTGCAGTAAACGAACTACTTAAATGTTCATCTATTCCTTTAGCACCTAAATCTTGCTCTAATGCAACCTTTGCTCTATCTTGTTGATTTTGATTAATAATTGATTCTACCGCGTTATCAGAACTAAGATCAGCAGGGAATCCAATTATAACTGGAGTTGACCAATCACTCTCTAATGGATTCGATGGCCATCCTGCCTCAGAGACAGATTTAACTTGTATTTCTACTTGTTCACCTTTTCTAATAGGTATGTCTAGTTGATTAATATTTACAGCTTCTGCATTATCAGCATTTATATCAACCCATTGATAAGTACCATTGATAGGATTCTTTTCTCTAGGTCTTAAGGTACTATCTACAATATTATAATTAGAAAATGCACCTTGGCTCTTGCCTGATCCATCAACAAAAGTAAATTGGTCTACCGGGTTAGCGGCACCATCACTAGACAAATAGCGATATCTTGTTTTAAATTTAACGACTGCTTGTGGGCCAGTTGCTGGTGTGGATCTTTCCTCAGGCATTGCCCAAAAACCTCTTACCCTATATTTAGGTGATATACTAGCAACAGAATTATCTTGTCCTTTTGCATCTATTTCTTTAACTACAGATGCATATAATTCGGCCTGTGAAGATCTCTCTGTTATTAAACCTTGTGCAGCATTTTTATCAGCATCTCGCTCAACATTAGTTGAATAGTTGGTAGTTTGTATTTTTGCTCTACTCTGTACTATAGCGCCATCTAATTCTTTTAATGTAGCTTCAATTGTATTTTTTTGATTACTTAAATCGGTAAGTTCTATAATAGCCGGAGAATTACTAACCTGCCCATTTATTAACTTGACGCCAAAGTCACTTGCGTCTAATGTAGGCGGATTAGGTTTAGCACCTTCTCTTGTTGTAGGTATCTTATCGTTTGCAAAAGAAAGAAGCATAGATCCAAAATCTATTGCACTCTGTTGGTAAAATTCTGATAATGTCTGTTCTACTCCACCTGAATTGATAGTGGTTAAAGTGTTCGTGTAAAATGCACTACCTGGTGACCAGTTCACTGAAGGTATTTTTGATTCTGGGTCAATAGGTTTTACAAAAGTAACACACCTTTCATTAAATCCAACGGTTACATCAACTTGTATATTGTCTTCTAATGCTGAGGATATTTTTAATATGTCCGAACCTATTCTTATTGGCGCAGACCCTTCTACTAATTCTAGAATAACTGTGTTTGTACTAGAATCTAGTTTAGTAATTCTATATCTTGTATTAATAGGATTTGTAATTACCTCTAAGCTATCACCAACCGCAAGCTGTATAGTATCATCAAAATCAGCTTCAGTGTCAGTATAAAATATCTTATTTAGTTTATATTGTTTTCTTTGTGAAGTGACACTAACACCGTTTATTTCCTCTGTAACGGTGGCGTCTGATATTCTCAATACACTAAAGTTACCAAAGTATCTTTTATCTCTCGGTGGTAAATCAACAACGGCTTCATCTAATACATAAGATATATTTTTTTCTACAATATCTTGTAAAAAGGTGTTAAATGAAATATCAGACCTACCTTCATATGAATTATTAAAAAAGTTTATTTTAGTCTGAGTATTGGTATTTAAAATGTATCTTTGTATAATAGCTCTTTCAGTATCAATAGGCACTTGGCCAGTTAAATCAAAAGATACATAAAGTAATGGATTAATTAATTCTTCAAAAAACCAATTAGGTTTAATATCAAAAGTATTAATAGAATTAATAGAAGATAGGTCTGGTGCTTCTGTAGGTAGTTTAGCTAAAACCAACTTTCTAAATGTCCCATCAGCTAATCTTATAGAACTATCAGCTCCATTTAAATTAGTAATAGTATCAATATTTGATTGTAATCTATCTACTGAATTTTTTAAATACCCAAAGCTAGGTATTGTTACTCTAGCATTAGTACCATCATTATTCTGAATGTTAATTGTAACTGACTCGTTACTGGAAGTTATGGCTTGATTAACCTTTTCAAAACTCTCTAAAGAATTGTTAAAAAGTCTAAGAAGCTCTGGTAACATTGTTGATATTGAATTATTTTCAGCCATTAGTTATCTTCTTTCTTTTATTATTTATTTAATACAGTCATATACAAAACTTAACACACCCTGCTCAGTACATATAAATTCAATAATGGGTTTTGTTGAAATAATAGCATTTGGTATTACTCCCATAGATACACCATAAACTCCAGTATTTAATCTGTCAGATGCATCGGTCCATACTCTAATGTTTCTTGATCCTATATTTAAATCATTATTAAATGTTAATCTTAATGTTTGTCCAGTACTCCATTGAATATCAGTATCATTAATATAAATATTTAAATCTCCACCAGCCTCATTAACAGTATCTAATCTCAGCATGTTAGTATAAGTCTCTAATTGAGCAAACACCCTCGGTATAGCCTGATTTAAATTTAATGGGTTTGCAGATGTGACCTGAACTTCACTAGTATTAAAAGGTACCATAAAATTATATTCTTGTGTGGCTAATGATATGGTTACTAAATTAGGTATATTATTATTTACTATGATTCCTGTACCTTGTCTTAATACATCAGTATTGTATTGTAATGTAATAGGTACATTGCCATTTGCCAATGCTTGTATTTCATCCGAATTTTTTGCAATAAGATCTAACAAAACGGTGTCATTTGCAAAAGCCAAGTTAGCATTGTCCAATTGGTTTTGTACACTTGTGATTTGCGCTTGAAGTGAAGTTACATCCGCTACACTAGTAATTTGATTTTCTAATGATTGAACCTTTTGGTCTATTGTAGATATTTCTAATTGCTGTGTTTGGAATATTTTAGCCGATTCCTGTAACTGTGCAGTTGCTTCACTGAAGAGCTGCATTGAAAATGTATTATAGTCATTAACAATTGTGTCGATGCCGGCCGATCCTGGCGAAGCATCAAATCGTAAATTAATTTTAAATCCATAACTGTTTCCATTTTGCCCAGTAACTTTATTAGGTTTATATTTTGGGTATCTTTGAATATAGCCACCATCTGTTGTTGGGGTAACATTGTCTACAAGTAAAATACCATAAAGATTTGTTACAGTGTTTGCGGTATTGCTAGTATCTACTAAATCATAATAAACCAATACTGCATTAAATTCAAATGTACTTGCTAAATCAGTTCCATTAAATTGTGCAATAGTAGAAATAGTAGGATCTGTTATAATCTGCTCATAATCATTAGGTGTAAAGTCAACTGAAATACCATCCAATTCTGATCTAATATATGCAGTTCCATTATATCCTATAGGACTGCCATAATCAGCAGGGTATTTTTGTATAAAAACACTAGTAGGATTAGTAAATGTATTAGGTTCAGTAAAATAAGAATCTATTGTCGTTGGCGGAGTTGATTCATCCATCCAATTTGCATTAGGATCAGTATAACCAGCTGGCCCTGTTGGGTTTAATAAAGGTTGATCGTAATCATAAAATGCATTAATGCTTAATCCTTGTGGTTGAATTGTGCTTGCATTACGACCTAATATAAATTCGTCTTTACCTTGAATTTTTAAACTAGGTTGATAATTTGCATCCGATATAGAATCAAATAGAATAGTTGGAGTTCCTCCTACTTCAGTTGGTACATTAATGTAAAGTTCTGTATAAGCTTCACCTGCTTTATCTACATTGTTTACAATATCAATATCACCTACGTATTTCACTACTCGGTTATATTCTTCCGTTGCAGTACTTATAGAATCTTCTTCCACAAATAATGGCCTTGCCACACCTGGGTTCTTTTCTAAAGTAGTAGCAGCACGGAACCTCATAGCACCAGTCTCCTTTAACCACTTAAAGAATACTCTTTCAGCAACAGATCTCTGTATAGTATTATCATAAGAAGCATCACTAATAATTAATTCTTCTAAGTTCAGCGCGTAATTCTGAAGACTCTCAGTAAAATTAACATTAGGATCACCTTTTAAGCCACCACTTGCAATCATACCATCAATAGTATCAAATTGCATATAGTTAGCATAATCAAGAGAGCCTGTTATATTTGGGTCTAATTTATCAAAGTCCGGTAAATTTAAAAGCACAAACTTAGAAAAGACCAACTTAAGCTGATCATTGTTAAGGGTCTTTGAAAGATCTCTCGCAGATGAAGAGAAGGTATAAAATGTACCTCCATCAGCCTGCGGTGTTTTAATTAAAGGCGTCGTTGCCATGTATCTCTTTTCTTTTTATTAAACTATTGCAGAATATTTACCACCTACTAAATACCAGTCACCATTTCCTGTACCATTATCAACACATAATAAATGGACCGACTGTCCTTGTGCAGCTAATTGAACTTTATTACCCCCATCTAAAACAATAGGATTTACAGCCCCGCCTATTTCAACAATACCAGTTTGTGCCTCTGAATAAACAAAGAATATTTCTTGGCCTATTGAACCATCATTTAATTGAATGGTTACAGTAGTACCTGAACTGTTTCCTACACGCTCTACTGTGTAAGGTGGTACTGCGGTGCTAGTCCCAATTGGGATTGGTGATCCACCTGCAAATGTATCGTTTAAGGTTTGTGGATCTACGTCGTTTCTAAATAATCCACCACCATTTAAGTTTAGATTACCTGTCATGTTGACGTTTGTTAAAACATCAAATGTGGAAGCATTAACATCTAATAAGATAGTACTTAAACCTACTCTTAATGATTCTGTTTTTAAATCGTTAAGATTAGTTATAGTACCAGCCGTAGGGTTAAAGTAAACCTCCATTGCATTAATTTCGCTGGTCAAAATATTGAAGTTATCGTTCAATACAAGCCTGGATCCGGATAATGAATCTGTTCCAAGAATTTCTGTTACGCTAATTGCCATTTCTTTTCTATTTTATTACTAGGATATTTCTTCCCTTTTTATATTTATTCCCATTCGTATCTGTAAGTTCAAGAGTGATCTCGTATTTACCAGATTCCTTAAACAGATAAGTTAAGTATTTACTCTCAAAATATATATCAGCCATCTTAGAGTTAGTTGTATTCTTAATTATCCATCTAGGATTACCTTTACCAGGAATCTTACATTTATCATACACAAACATAAGCCAACTCATTTTAGGTAATGTTTTCCCATTATTTATAAATTTAGCGGTGTTCCATGTTGGGTTGCTTGCTTTATGCAAACCTTTTCTATAAATTAAACTAGGGCAACCGGTAAATCCTGTTGGGAAAGGCGAACCAGTTACACCTGATGGGCATACTCTATCACCATTGGCATATACCATATCAATAAACTCCCAATCACCATGAACCCCAAAATATCTACATACTGCTTGTATAAACTTCTGATTACTGGATGCATCATAAACAACATTATAAACATACTTATTAATAATTTTGTTTGTGCTGACATTTAAACTGGATGCGGCTTGAGCTAAAGTCGTTATGCTTAAATCAAAATAATGCTCAGCGGTAATTCCATGAATGTCTGTTATTCTTAAATATGTTTCAGGGACAACTTCTTTGAATTGGAAAAATGCTGGAGTATCACCAGTCGTACTAGTCATGTCCCACCACAAGTGATAAGTGTCATCCCAGCCACCGCTATTTAAATTATCCCATCTATATGGACCAGAAAAACTAGCTTTACCGTCATCTTGATAGTTTAAGAGTTGAAAATTTGGAGATGTACCTAAACCGAAGTTATTTAAAATTGCATTTACCCTATCAAGAGATTCATATAAACTTGGAGTTTCTTGATCCCATGTAATTTCAGGTGTAATTGGCAAATCCCATAATGAACCATAATCATTCCAAATATATTTTGATTCACTATTCCAACTATAGTTTAACTTTCTTGATTGGTACCACCCAGAATATTCAACCTCTCTACTCTCTACACAAATAAAATCAGGTTTAACGTTAGATGAAATATTGTTATATAAATCAAATAGCTTCATTTCAACACTATATGTTCCAACATACGGTAGTATTATTGGCAACTTATTATATTGTGATAGAGGTCCTCTGAATACCTTATAATATGATGGTGATATATCGGTCTCTTCCTTATAAATAGTCCATTCAATTTCATCAAAGTTTCCTCTTTCAATACCGTCCCATGTAAATAAAGTTTCTCCAGGCTGCTGATTAAAAAGAAGTTCTGAACCAAACGCTGATTGACAAGAAACTTTTAATCTATCTACATTTTGTCCAAATATTCTAACAACGTCCCCAGTTACAACATTCTCTTTACTAATATCCCAATATACCCAAGGATCAATAAATGAAACTTTAAGAGTTTTTAATTGATTAAATAAAGCATTAACCACATCGGTATCAGTGTCACCAACCATAGCAGTGTATGTTGCACCTGTATTTGAATCCGGATCATTAACAATAAATACATCACCAGGATTCACACCTTGTGGGTCAATATCAAAAGTAAAGAAGGTATTAGCATCATTTAATTGATTCCATGTTGAATCTACATTATCCCAAGTTATATTATTAAATGAATCGTTTTCTAATACTGTCATAGCACCAACAGGAATACCTGGTTTATCTGGCAAATAATAAGATGACTCACCATCAGGCCAAGCACCAACCTTTTTAAGATCAGGCGAGTACCTTGTAAAATATGCAAGAAACGCATCAGCCAAATCATTTATCGTTGCATTACCACCATCAAAAGGTAATCCATAAATTCCATTTAAATCTGGGCCAATTGGAGGCGGTGGGTAAATAGTGCTGGCTGTGATAGGTCCTGCAACTAAATTACGACCAATACCAATACCTGTTGTTAGTGGTGCTATATATGCATTACAGTAATTGACTATTGCTTGATTAACTATAGCTTCGGATGATACACAAAAAGAACTAAAAGACCTAAGATCTTCCATATAAATACAATCATCGGTTGACAACTTAAAACTAGTATCTATTCCTGCTACAATTTCTGCCTTATCATTTCTACTTAATGTATTTGTAACCTCCAATAAACCGAAAAAATCAGCTTCACCTGTTATATCTTTTATTCTGGCATTAAGTGGTAAAAATTCATTTTCTAATTTTTTCTTTAATCCAAATAACTTAATTAAAATTTCTTCAATAGTAAAATCAAAATTCTCTTCAGTTAAAGGTAAATCTTCAGAGTCATAACTGTCTGGTACAATCTCATTGATTCTATAAACTAAACTGAATAAACTAGTTTTTCTAAACCTTTTATTAGGAAGTGTAATTGACTTATCGTTAAATTGAACAGTAGGATCAAATAAAGCAATATTATTACTTTGTATATACTTTCCAAATTGTGGGGAATTAGCATCTACATTTTTCCAAAACTCCTTCACTTGCAAAGTATCATATCCGAAAAACTTAATAGCATTTATTAGACCTTTATACGAACCTATCCAAGGATAAATATTAGATCCTTCTAACATTATTTCCTTTCTCTTTAAATTCACAGTTTCAAAATCAGGTAATAGCTCTTTTATATTTGTATCTCTAAATACCATACTGTCAGACTCTAAAATATTATAACCCATATTCTCGGTCATAACTTTTAACCGTTCATCTTCACCAACAGTTTCTCCCCATACTAAAATCTCAGCAATAACATTACCTGTGCAGTCATCTTTAATTAACAAAGTTCTTTTAAATGTATTCTCAGATTCTGACCTAATCGCAAAATTAACCTGTAAAGCTTCGGATGTAATCTTATTGGTAATCGTATAACCTTCTGGGCTAACCGTTTCACTAGGATCTGAGTCTAAAGGTATTTCTAATTCTGATATGATTTCTAATGGTGGTCCATCTGGTTCTATTTCTAGAGATGTTTGTGTTCCACTATTAAAATCCATGTTAAATTGAAATAAGAATATTTCAGTAGGATCGGATGTTTGCCATTCAGCAACCCAATTACAAATCCCATTGGTAGATCCACTAGTTCCTGTTACAACTTCTATCCCATGTGGGAAACCGAATTTTTTTATATTCGTATCTTTATCAATAAATTCCTCTAATATAAATAGTTGACCAACTTCAAACAGGCCGATAGAAACTTCAGGTAAGTAAACCGTACCTGACCACTTATCAGCAGAAGTATCATAATCAAAATTGTAATACTTACCGTTCTTGTCAAAGAAATTTAAATGTTGCCAATTGTTAGCCATCTTAATTTATTTTTTGGTAATCTTTAGGTACACCGAAGTTATAATAAATTCTAAGATATTTTACTTTATTAATCCAAAATGTCATAATTGGTTTTAAGTAAGAATCTAAAAAGGTTGAGAGTCTCTCGTTTCTGAACATATAATTTGAAAATGAATTTCTCATTAAATTTTCATTATAGTCATTACCTAAGTTTTTTAATTCCCATCCTTCTTCGTATGTTGCTTTATAAACACTAGGCATACCTTTTCTTTTTTCTGTAAATTTATTCATATTACTTTCCTTGTATTGCTTTTAATGTAGGGTTATCTTTTAACCTTCCAGTATTTGTACTTCTTGAGTTTCCTGATGTTGCAATAGTTGTTCCTCTAGTTCTTTTTAAATCTTGAAACTTAGACTGTTGAGTTTTATTATAAAGGTTATTTGGAATAGTACCTTTAAAGAAAATATTAAGAGAACTTATTGTATTCTTATTAGGTATGCTTTCATAAAAAGTTCCATTCCTATCATCCCAACCACCTCTTATAATAGCCAAATCTTCAGGGCCAATAATTACATCACCAAATTCATCTAATCCTATTTGAGGATCCTCATCACCTTTAAGCATTACCTTCTTGGTTTCTATTAATACTTTTTGATCTGTTACAGGATCTGTGCCATAAACAGGAATTTCATAAAACCCATCGGCCATAGCCTTTTCATTAGCTTCGGATATAAAAAATACATTAACAGAATCTACACCATCTACGTTTTCAATAATTGAAATTAAGTCGGATCTTGGAATTCTATCTCTCCTGTTTATGTATATAAAATAAGTACTAAGTTGTTCTCTAATGGATGCATGAATTTCATCTTTATCAAATCCTTCAACATATCTCAAAACAATATTTAATGCATACCTTTTAATTATAGGATCATTAATTCTAACTTCAGCAGTAACTATCTGTCGGCCACTTTCATTTAGAATTTCATATACCATTTCTTTTTCGTCAGGTGTCATTGAGAATTCATCTACAGGAACACTAAAATAATCTTTATCACTTGTTATCTTTTTAGCAATATCCGGTATTAAAAATAAGTATATAATATTGTCATCATCTAAATATTGATCATCCTTTGTATTATATGCGTCTACAAAAGAAAAGTAATCATACTTACTTAGATAGTAAATATAATTATTAGGATTAGCTAATACAAATGAATTACTTTGGTATGGCGCAATTAACCTTGTAAATGTAGGGTCTTCGCTATCTGAACCAAATATAGGATTACGAACAATGTTTAAAGATAACACTTCATTAAGATCTATTTCTTCTCCTGTAGAATCTGTTCCTGGGGTTTTAAATTTCATATCTAAATTCTTTCCACCAATATTACCAGCAGATCCTCTGGTCTTTACATAAGTAACTTTTATTATAGATCCTAATGCAGGAGGTTGGCCAAATTGATTATTTCCAAAGAAACAAGTTAAGCCACCATTAACACTAGTTTTTATCATAACACATTCTTCGCCATTATTCATGTCATATAAAGAATTAACATTTTTCCATAATTTACCATCTACATGTACATCAACCATATATTGATCTGTTGGGTCTTTGGTAGTTAAATTGTAGCTTTGTAAAGGTTCACCAGTTCCGGTAAATTTTTGATCTTCAATTATACCTTGTATTAATTGAACATTAACAAATGACCTTGTTGTTTTTTCTAATCTTATATAATCACTATCAAACTTAATAAAATAACTTAGACCATTTTGTCCAATTTCTAGCTCAGCATAATTTAATATTTGTACAAAGTCGCCTTCAACTAATGTGGCTGCAGATGTATTTAATCTTAGTCCAATTATACCTTGCGCAGATATTCCTCTAGTAGGATCATGCCCAGTTAGTCTTGATAAACCGTATATTGATTCTATATTTCTTGCTCTGCTAATGTTAAGCTCTGTCCCAACCGCTTCAATGTAAAATAAAATAAGTTCCCCTAAGTTGGCAACCACGGTAAGAATTTGCCCAAATGGTGATGCAGGCGTAAACACTTCACCGGCTTGATCATACTGGCGCTGTAAATATTGAAAAGCATCAAAAAATAACTCTGTTGCTTTTATTCTTGTTTTACTGAAAAATGACATTAACTATTTTATTTTTATTTTAAAACAAAGCCCCAATGACCCTTTGTTCATTTACATAAATATCAACCAAACAACCGTTTCGCTCTGTCACACTAAAAAATTGAACTCTTACATCAATTCCAAACTGTGAACTGCTGCTATTTAAGCAATATGTTTGAATCTGACTACTTATCTTTTGTGAAATAACAGATTCATTTAAAACTAAAGAAAAGACAAGATCATCTAAATTACATCCCATATTAGGAGAACCTAGTACATCACCTTGTCTTGTAAACAAACAATTCTCTATCTTAAGGATAAGCTGTTGTAATTGATCAGTCACCTCAATGACGTCATCATTGTACTTCGGTGCATCTATGTCTCTACTGTATATTTCTTTAATCATGGAGAATATTCTTTTATTATATATTCTCTACATTTTTTGAGGGTCTTAGATTATAAATTATCCTGTGAAAAAATAATCAACACCTTCATCACCTTTTATTTCTTCAACGATAGCATCAACTTCTTCTCTACCCTCACTAGATATCAAATCATAATTAATAGTAATATTACCAGGTAAGTTAAATTGAAATGTACCTAATATTCTAGATAATTGTATTTTAGCCATACCTATACAGTATCTTATAAAAGCCTCATCTTGAAAAAGATCACAATCAGGAATAGTATTATAAACCTGAAATATGCATGCACCTTTATTTGGTAACTCCCCCATAAATCTAAACTTTTTAGTTAGTCTATTATAATTGTATGATATCTGAGCCTGTAAAACTTGTCTTGCATTATCTATAAATTTAGAATTAATTACATAGTACATTAATTCTTCGGATCCAATACCAGCACCATACACATCAGAGTAAATAAACTTATCTAATGAAAAATCCGGATCACCTGCAGAAAATGAGTTATCACCAAAGCCACCATCTTCACCAGAGAATCCATTTATTTGAAATACATTATTAACTGCCCAAACGGTTGAAGGCATTTTTACAACACCCCTAGGATTGTTTACATCCTTCTCTGTTAATTTATTACTACCGTTACTATGACTAACGCCTTGCCTAAAATCTTTTTCATACCAAGCAGACTTAGGTAATGCAATATACATTTCTTCTACACTATCTTCATATATTTTATAAAAATAATCTTTGGCTCTATTAATAATATGAGCCAACTCTTTTTTAGGTACTGTAAAAGGTATTTGGCAACCTACTGTTAAGTCATCATTAATTTCTTTGATTAGCGCGTCTAAGCATTCCTGTGAATCTGGGTTACACCAACTTTTATTTGACATATCTTTATTTAATTTTTTCTATTTCAATTACTTCAGTTTTATCACTAAACCTCGCAAGCCCTGTTGCTCTACCTTGTCTAAAAATACCACCAACCATTTCACCACTAAAAACGCCTCTTTTACCAAATACATAACTATCTTCACATATTACATTTCTACTAACATATGATTCTTCTATTTTGCAATCTTCGGCTATAGTAGCCCCAAATAAATTAGATTCAAATACTGACGCGTTTTTAAGGTCACAACCAAAGATATCACAATTAACTATATTTCCTTGGATAACTGAATCAACAATATCAACACCGTTTATTTCAAAACATCTCATTAACTTAGCATCTTTAATCTGAATTCTACCGGTATCACTATCGTAATTGATTAAACCTTCATTCATATCAGCCCTAGTAATTAAATCAAAAATCTTTTCTCTAATTTTAGGGTAATACATTTCAATAAGCTGATCATATGTTTGAAGATCAACCATTAAATGAACATTAGGAAATTTTTCTTTAAATGAAGAATATGTTCGGTAAGATTCAATAACAGTTTTATGCTTTTCTAAAATCTTATCCAAAACCTTTAAATCAGATTCATTATATTTTGGGTTAACTAAAGTTTCATATAATGAAGTAATAAAATGTTCGGTCATTGAAAGTATTGTAGAATACCTCTTTTCATAATCAGCACCACCAAGATATCTAAATTCAATATAACCTTTTTGTAGCTTTTCAAAATTAATACCATAATACTTCTCTTTGACAAACATATAGTTTTTCCAAAGATTTTTTTCTGGTGAAGGTTGAGTCATACCACTTAAAGGTACAATAAACTTTATAGATTTTGCATAAACAGAATCTCTTCTGTTTGGGAAGGCTTCATATACTTTGTTTTCATCAAAGTTAAGTACAAATTTACCTACGTCTAATTTTGACATATTAACAATAGGTCCTAACTTTTTTCCATCAAACGCAATGTTTATATGAATAGAGCATCTTTCATTAGTCTTACCGTTTTCTCTAATCCATTTTAAAGTTTTAGCCATAACTAATTTGGCTTCAACAAAAGGTAGTGGACCGGTTACTAACTCAATCATTCCAGTACCACCGGAGTTATCTGGTTCTAATTTAAAAATATCTTGAGTAGGTATAAAGTCACTATGTGCTTTTTCTTCTACTCTAATTGACTTGTTTAAGGTTTGTGCTAAACTATCTTTAGTAAGATCAAGGTTTTCGTTTGAAAAGAACTCAAATTCAAAACCTATCTTTGAAGAATGTATAGCATTTAGTTGTTCGTTAGAATACATATTTATCCTGATTTGTTTATATATTCCAAACCAGGATGGATGTTATACTAAGTTCATTGTAATCTTGCGATCACTAACATTCACACTACCAATTTTAATATTTACAAGGTCGCCTTTTGTAAGTTCAGTATTCTTAAGTTTAGTTTTATGAATAAGACCACTGATACCTTTTTCTAATTCGACAAATGCGCCATACTTAGTAACTTTAGTAACTTTACCTTCAGTGACCATCATAGGTTTGTATTTCTCATCAGCACCATCCCATAAATCTATCTTAGGTCCGGTTTGGCTAAGTATTATTTTTCTTTCCGAAATTATTTCTTTAGTCCAAAAATCAATTTCATCACCTGGTTTAATATCTCTATTATTAAACTTCTCTAATGTAGATTCATCTAATTCATTTTTAGGAATTAATCCGGTTAAGCAATCGTTAAATTCAGCAAATATACCAAATTTAGTTGCACCTGTAACAAACCCAGTTACATGCTCTTTAATATTTTCTCTAAGATTTTCCACAGCAGAAGGTATCATAGTTCTTAGATATTCTCTATGGGAAACGACAATGGTTTGTTTTTCATTAGAATAAGTTATAGGCATAACGATAATTTCTTTACCTACTAATTTTTCAAAGTTATGCAGTTTATTTAAACCGCCTAATGAACCTGGCATAAAACATTCAACACCGCCTACTTCTACCCAGTAACCACCATGAATAAGTTCTTTTACTTTACCAGTAAACCCAATAGTTTTATTTCCAATGGCATTATAAATTTCATTACGTTTAACTTCGTCTAATGCATCACTAATAGAAGCATATAAGGTACCTTGTTTAGAATGTTTAACTTTAATATCTACTATCATCCCAACCTCTAATTGTTCTACTATATCCGGATCTTCTTTTGATAAAATACATACAGCTGTATTTTTTCTAGATATGTCAACCAGTGCCTCTGTTTTGACCTCTCTTTCTTCACCTTCAACAATTTGTATTTCTTTTTTAATATAAGCAATCTCGGCTTGAGTAATATAATTATTATTCTCTTCTGACATTTGAAGCTTTTTAGCATCTTCATCGCTCATATCATACATATCCAACACATCAGCAGAATATGCCTCGGTTGACATTAACTTAGTTCCCTTAGGTACTTTAACTTTAATTACTTTAGTGTCAAATGGATCATCACTTAATTGGATGGTGATTTCTTGTTCGTTCATTATTTTTTTATTAAGAGTGTTATTATAGATTATATATTACTCGGTTTAGATTTAATTATTATACCTTTAGATATTAAATAGTTTAAGATTATAAAACAGGAATTGGTGGTGAAGGTGCGGATGTTGCACCAGCCTGAGCAACAGCAGAACCTGCGGTTGTTACAAGTTGACCTGGTGGCACAATTAATGTTTGTGACCTTATGTATGCATCGACAGCAGTAGAAATACCGGGTCCTGCTAAATTAGAAAATACTAATGACGATGATGCTATTGCAGCAGTTAAATTTATAGCCTCGGAATCGTTTCCGGTTGCAGGGCTAGCTTTAATAACAGTAACGAAGTCAGTCATTGCTGCTGCAAATGCTGCATTTAATGTATTTGTTAGAGCGGTATCTAATACAGGTTTTACTAATGCCATGTTTTTAGTTTTATTAATTTATATATTTATAGAGTTTTAACTTGCTTTTGGCTTAATTCATTTGCAGTCATTGCATTACCGGTTGCTGGTGGTGGAGATGTCGGTGCCCCTAAGTTTCCAATGTGAGTATGCTTATTAAATAGAGCCATAAATGTATCTCCTAGTACTACCTTTTCAACTGCACCTTGTCCTAATTCAATAGATGAGGCATGATTTACAACGGTGTTAGTACAATTAATTATTGCATCTTCACAATTAATTTCAGTATTAGCACCACTATTAATTGTAAACTGAGCAGAATGAGTAAATGTTATATTTCCATCATTAAGCATTACAATTGAATCTCCATTTGCATTTATTATTTCAACTGAATTATCAGGTTTTATATTTACTGTTGTTGGACCTTCTGTTGTCGTGTAATCCATCATTAAGCCTTTTTCTTCTGTAAAGAAAACTTTAATATGTTCCCCCTCCCTTTCGTTAGTAACTTCAGGATCACCAGATTGTAGATCCCCTGTTAACCCAAATGCTGTATCATATATTAATACATGTGAATTAGGATAAGCCGCCTCTATCTCCGCCTTAGTCTCATCAGAAGGGTATAGTGACTCATGGTATACAGGAGAATAATAATTACCATTGTCAAATGTTATCCTTAATATCGTGCCTAGTTTAGGTACTGAAAAGGTACCACTTCCACTGTTACTTCCACCTGAAGATGCTACTGATGGTCTTGCCCAAGGTAAAGATTCAGTTGGCATTATGTAAGCACTACTTGGATCTTCTGGATCTTCTCTCTGGTCCATTTTACCAAAAACTCTAATCCTACATCGGCCTTCAAAGATATCATCATCAGTATTTTCAACTATACCAATCCATTGCGTACCTTTAAGATTATCATCTTTTAAATCCTTTGTTGTTAATTTTCCCATATATTAATCTTCAAATATATTACTACTCTGTAATGGAGTAGGCCCTGATGGCTGAGTTCCAAATATGTTGCTGCTTTGTAATGGTAAAATGTCATCTTCTTCTGGAAAGATATTATTACTTTCTATACTTTGTGTACTACCACCAATTCTTTCAGCCTCTCCTTCAAATATATTAGCACCAAGTGGGTCAACAAATCCTGGTGTAGTTTCTTCTTGTGCCAAGGCACCTTGTAGAGTACTTAATAAACCTTGTGGATTTTTAATGGTATTCAGAACTTGGTTTCTTAAGCCATATACATTACCAAACTTTAAACCTTGTACAAAACTTAAAGCCTTTCTTTGGATTGCATTCTCTGCTCCTTGGATTGCTTTATCTAATAATTTTTTACCTGCTGCTTTTGCTAAATCACCAAAAGTTTTAGGTTTTACATTTGCTGAATCAATTAATGCAGAATCATAACCAGCAAATTGTGATTGTATTTCAACTCTTCCGTATGACCATTTTATAGATGACGTAGTCATAGCACCACTACCTTGTACATTAGTAACATCTGCAAAAACTTGCCCACTGGCAGTAGCGTCCCAAACACACTCATCAAATTTTAAAGTTATCTTTGAAAAGTTTTCATTTACAAATTTACTAAGTTCTGGTTCTGGTGAAAGAGGATTGAGGGCATTTATAAAATTTCTAACTTGTTTAAATTTTCTTACTTCCACAACATCAACATAACATGTAAAATACATTAAATTTACAGGTAAAAGATTTCTTCTATATTTAACATCATAACATGCAGCTTTATAAAGATTAAATATTGCAGCCATTTTTAAATCTATTGCCTCTAGGCAACCTACTGTGATTCCTTCACCTTCAGCGCTTCCACCATACGGTGTCATATTAACCGTTTTATTAAAAGCTTCTTGTAATCCTTCTATTGTCTGAAAATAATAAGGTCTTTTTGTTTGTATTTCTCTAAGACCCTGGCAGAAAGCTTTCAAATATGTAGCCCTTGTAACTTCACCTAGATTATTCAGATACCCAACAGCAGATTCACCAGAAGGATGAGAACCTAAATTATTAGCATCACCTCCTTGAAATGTTAATGGATCTACACCAGCAGGAATAGCAGGACTACCTTCTAGTGCGCCTTCAAATAGTGGTGACATAGGATCAAACCTAACATTAAAACCTAGGTATGTTGGATCATCTAAACTAGTTACACCATTACCACCACCAGCAGCAGAAGATGCAGTTTGCACAAACGTCTTTGCAAAGTCATAACTATTAGGAAATGATTTTTGAAAGTTTTTAGCTAAGTTAGCTAGCTCCTCTGGTGGTTCTTGGTTCCAAATACCTGGATCTGCCATGTATACTTTTGTTTTTTTATTTATTCATTATGTAGATGGAGTTACTTCTCTTCTACGCAAATGTAGCCTCTGCTTTAACCCAGCGCCACCGGCCTCTTCACCACTTATTAAAAAATACTCTATACCAGTAATAACATAAAACCCTGAAAGGTATTCATTAATAACACCAAATTCATTATTAACATCACTACCTAAATTATCAGGTGTTTCAGTCCTTCTTACTGAATCACTAGGCGCATTTTCATCGTTTTCTGGAGCAGTTAAAGTACCCTTTACCATTTGAGCAGTTTCCATTATTGAACAATAAATTCTACTATACCTTAATATAGCAGGATTAACCGTATCTAACTCAATAGTCATTCCTAATTTATTAATCTCTGCAAGGTTTTGAAAATTTTGTATAGATGCATAATAATAATTATCATGTACATTATCGCCTTGTGTACCTAAAAACTTAAATTTAACTTGATCATTAACAGGCCCTTCTACTTCTCCATTAATTGTTCTACCTTTAGTGACAGGCACCATTCCTGGAGTATCACTAGTTATAGGATCAACAAATTCACTTATAAATTCTTTTGCATTTAAATCCCAATATTGTGTATATCTTTTATATCCGTTGTTTTTACTTATCTTACCACTATTATTTACTTGCTGATATTTTGATATGTATCTAGCGCTACCCTGCAATGATAAATTATTACTTAACATATTAGGAAAGTTAAATTCACTATCAGCGTCATCACCAGTACCCATAGTATCTATTGCATTTTGTGAAAACATTTGGCTAGTTTCTAAATCATCCTCCATTCCAAAAAACTTATTAGCATCAACAAAGGTTAAATAATAATAAGGGTCAATATATGCAGTGAAAAAAGACTCATCATTCATATATGAATTTGATGTTATATCTTCTATAAACCTCTGTGCAGTGTCATAAGGATTTGTCCATATTTGTTGATCTGTCGTATCTTCAACATTTGATGCATATCCTAATTTTAATTCTTCTGCAATAGCAAGTAAAGAATTCCAACTAGTGTTATCTTGAAACTGAACCTTCTCGGTAAATAAATTAGGTACATGCATTCTACCATCTACCATGATTTGTGAAGCTTCATCTGATGCTCCACCTCCACCTAACGGTGTTATTTTTTCAATAGTAAAATCAATTCTTATAGGTTTAAATGTAGTCTCTTCTCCTTGGGACCTAATATACAATTGAATAATATCACCATCCTTTGGAAAAAATCTAGCAGTAAACATAGCATCAACATCAAAAAAGCTAAATTTACAGGTTGGATAAAACCCAACTGACTTAAGCTCAAACGTTTCTAATCTATCACCCTGTACTTCATAAGAATTAATTTTAATGAGTGGTATCATTGTAGAAAACTTACTAGGTTTTTCTTTTATTGTATCACCATCGGAATTTTCAGTACCACTTTCTACATCAGTCATTTCTAGTTCATCTAACTCAATCGTCGGTTCTATAACTGTTAGTATATTTCTTTCTACCGTTGACATATTAGTTTGATTGTTTAGTATTTCTGCTTGGTAGGTTAGTTCCTAATTGTATTTTTCCACCTTCGTAAGTTTTAGATTCTTGTCCAAGTTGTAGCATATTCGGTGGCATTGGTTGTTTTACACCAGCCTCTTTCGTTTTAGCTTTTTCAATTAGTCTCTGAATTCTTGATTGATCTTTTTCACTTTGTCTCCCAGTATCAACATAAGCCTCTTGTACTGCATTAGGCCTTGATGCAGGATTAGGTCTTTTATAAACAAGATCTTTTCTACTTAAATTTGGAATAATTAAAATATCACCTTCATTAACGCTAAAAGGATTAAAGATATTATTAACAACACAAATAGCATCTATAAATTCACCACTACCAAAATAAATATTTGAAATTTTATCTATTCTACCAATTTGATCTTGCATTACATAATGCAAAGCCCTAACACCTAAATCAGAATCATAAATAAAAGATGGTGCTGTAAGATCCCAGTAACCTTCACCTGTCTTATCTATGATTAGTTTATTCTTTAATGTTAATGATTTTATATCCATATCTTTTCAATATATTATGAATCTATAAACATACTTACTGTATTAGAAATATATTCTGCACTATCACTAGTAGCTTGTTTATTAGGATTGCTTTTTATGTTACTTATTTTACTATTCTTTACATTAGATGTTGAACCACCTTGTGTAGGTTGTAATCCTTTTTTATAATTACCTGCCTTAACTGATCCGTATGTTGCAATGTCTTCACCGGCTAAATTTAAAATATCCTCTTCACCTTGAGCAGACGCGTAAATTCTACCACGACCAGCATTAAACATGTTTTCTATATCACCTTTATCTCTAGGCTTACCGTGCTTAAGATCAATTTCAAATTTAACTTCCATAGGGAAATCATCATATCCTAAGCCATGACCTAACGTCATTGTTGAATTATCACAATACATGTTACCCATAGTAACAATAGGATTTAATGGATTACCAACAGTCACGTGCCAATCACCAGTAGGTTCCGCACTTATTAAAGCTTTAGATGCTTGTGTACCAGAAACTGCCCCAACATTATCACTTAAAAATCCACCTAGCATATTACCTAACATAGTCTTACCAACCTTAAGTAATCCTTCTACACCATTTTCTAAATTAAATTCACCAGTTCCACCACCAAACACATTTTTAAATCCAGTTTCAACATCAGTAACTACACTTCCAATATATCCACTAAAATCACCTTGTTTTAATTTATTAATATCTCCAAACTGACTAGCTACTGCACCAGCACTACCATAGTACCTCTGTCCTCCTCCAAAGAATTGACCATTATTATAAGTCATAGTTAACATGTTACTTATAATGTCAATCATTGCAATTTTAGGATTAACATAATTAAGAGATTTAAGTTCATATTCAAAATTAAGTTTTAAGTCATTTGAAAATTTCATACCACGATCTCTAACGTTAGTTGAATCAATAACATTAACTGGTCCTATTACAAAGTTAGCATAAGTAGTTCCTAGCTTATCACCAGTAGACATATTCTGTTTAGCAAATTTTTGTCTTGAACTAATTCCTTTAAATGCATCAGCGGTTGCTTTACCAACACCACCCATTTTGGAATAAAAAGGTTGAGACGTATAACCACCATCACCACTACTAATATCTTCCATTTCAGATTTAACTTCCTTATAGTTTAATCCATAAGACATTGTTAAAATATCATCTAGTTTATTTCCAGCCGCTTCACCCATATAAGTAACAGCAGTAACACCAGCAGTCTGTGTAGCATCTACAGCTTCACCTGGTTTAGGTGCTTTAGGATCTTTAGACCCAGGAGAAACAGATAAATCAAATATGTTATCATTTACCGGAGTAGGGAACCTTCTCAATGTAATCAGATGATTAACCGGAACTTGTTTATAATATTTACAATAAAGAAAATCTTGCGCGGTATAAGATATTCTAGGATAATTAGTATTAAAGTAATCTATGAGTTTAGCAATAGATACATTTCTAGCATCAGCACCACCCATAGCAGGATTATCTGGCTGATCATGAAACCCATTAAAAACTTCTCCTCCGGTTAAACCTCCATACAATCCCCTAAAATTAAATAAAGCATATCTATTAAAAATAGATCTAGGAATAACAGAATTCATACCTACAGCTACACCAAATACATCAGGCACAGCACCTTGTGTATAAAAGTTTTTTGCAAACAGTGTATCTACCCCATGTGCAAACCCAAATGATTCGCCACCAAACGCCCCAACTATTTGGTCGGTTTCTTTGCTTGGGTTGGTTGGAAATAATGCATCGTTAAGTTTTCCTATCTTATCAGAGAATCCCATATAATAGTCTATTTTTAGTATATATTCAGCTTAAGCTGTTGAGATACTTATCAATGTCAATATCTCCATTTTTAAACTTATCGCTCCAGCCTTTTTTAAACCTAATATTAAACTCTTGTGAACTATCAGTTGAAAGAGAACCTTTAAAAAAAGGCCTTGATGATATGTCTCTTATTTCTTTTAGATTTTTTGATATTATATAAAACTGAACCTTTTCAAATAAACCTTGTAAATCATTTTTAGTTTTTTTGCACATAACCGATTCTACTATTACATAAAACCGTTCCCTATCACTTTCATTAAATCTTTCCTCTAATAAACTTTTATTTTTAAAGTCTTCTTTTTTAATAGGCATTTTTCTGGCTCTATTATCAAATTCATATTTAAAGTTCATATCAAAAAAATTAGACTTAAGATACTTCATATTATCATACATCTTAATAATACGTATTTGGTATAGTGGATTCACAGGATCCCATTGGGTATCTACTATAAGGCCTTTTATTGGCAACAAAACATTAGGCCTGCTAAAAGATGATAGCAGGCAGTAAACAGTTTGTCCTTTTGTAAATATCCTATGGGCTTTCATTCAAACTCTACAGCATCTTTAAATAATTCAGCCGTACCGTTTACATTAATATCAGGTGAATGATATATGTTATAATATATAGCCCTATCAGTTAAAGATTCTACATATTTTTTTACACCAATTATAGTTCCTTTATTAAGATTTCCTAAAACATAAAAAATAGAAGTTGTAGTGTTCCTACCTAAGACTGTCTGTAACTGCCTCATTAAGTAAGATGATACTACGGCATCAGACGGTTCATATTGATAAAAGTCATTTTTTGTAAGCTTGTTAAAAATATCCATATAACTTATACATTCAATATTTCTTGGTACACTGCCTAAAAACTTTTTTACTTTTATTGCATCCTTAGAGTATATAAAATTAAATTCTATTTCTGTTTCCATTCTTTCAATAAATCGATCTCTGCTTGGAGTTCTCTTATTTTACTATCCACCTCTTTTTGGTTAGGTTCATAGTGAGTACCCCATTCAGTTTTGATCCGTAAGCAATCTTTTTCAAATTTGTTACCGCACTCTAATCCTATGTCTTCGCAAAGTTCCCAAAAGAATCGCATGATGTATTCATATTTATTTCTATGCTCATCATTTGATTCATATACATCGGTCGAGGTCCATTGTTCTCTACCTCCACCATGATTATCGTCAATCACTCTTTTGATAACACCATTTCTTGCAGGCTCTAAAACAATTTTAACCATTTAATCTTTTATTTAAAGATTCTCTTGCATCTTTCATTATTTGTCTAGCTTCCTTTTTATCAGCCTTCCAAGTTTCTTTATTCTTAACCATTAAGATGGCATTAGCTTCTCTTAACATTTTAATTTCAGATTCATCATAACCAACTTCTCTCCACACTTCTATTTGCCTTTCTTCTGCTGCTTCTAATTGAGATGCTATTTTTTTGTCAACACTATCAACATTAGCTGCATGTATTTCCTTACCTCTTTCAATATTCTCTCTTGTAAATTCCATCCACTTATGAAATGGTAATTTACTTTTAGCTTTTAGAAGTCCTTGGTACTTCATCGCTAATCTTCTCTGTCTTCTATTTGGTGCTTGTGTCATATGATTGATTTTATTATATATTATACCTTAAATTGCTTAGTCAATTTTATATCTAGTTTTAATTAATTCCTTAATGCTGTCAAAAAGACTATCTAAAATTAAGTCTTCTGATATTTGATTTTTAATAAAGGATTCTAATTCATCATTTACTTCTTCGGTATCAAACGAAGAGCTGATAATTTCATATATAGCTTTTTTAGGAACGTTTATTGGAAATGAAAGATTCAGTTTTACTTTATCATTCTTTTTCTGCTTATCAAAAAGAGTTCTTATTGGAGATGAGGTTTCTTTTTGTGGTGGTAATTTTTCTTTATATACCTTGGCTGCCTTTGTTGATGCTGGTGTAGGTGGATTAAAATCTAAAGGTTCACCATCTAAAGGTTCTAAAAATTCACTAAGTAAATTTGTTGCTATCCTACCACCACTATTAAATATAGTCCATTCATTATCAACACCCTTGACTATTTCTACATTACCTAACTTATCACCCTTAATCCACTGGAGTTTCTTTTCCTCTGTGTTTTCCATACTATTATTCTTTTATAGTTATTATACCTAGAAAAAAGAAATTGTTTAAAATTATGGCTGAGGATCAGCTCCTTCGAATAGAGCATAAGTAATAATTACATCATTTCCACCTAAGTGAGCAGCGGTTACCCTATCACAAGCAAAACCTACCATTAATCTTTCATTCCATCTAGTGACACCTTTTGCAAGTAAAAACGTTCCGTTAAAACATGCGACAGCCCTACCGGTTTCTCCATCAACATATGTTTCATAAGTTACATTAAAATCTAATTGAGTATTACAAATTGCCTCCCAGTCCTGTTCCCCTTGACCATTCATACCACAACCGTGGGAAAATAATTGAATACCAAAATTTGTTGCATCATTCGTATATAGGCCATTAGTTTTAACTCCTACTACAGTACCTCTGATTGATACTATTGAATCCGCAGCTAGACTTCTTGTTAAAACAATACCATTACCTAGTAGAGTAAATGCATCTTCTGTACCACTTGTACCATCTAAAATTCCACCAGTACCACCACCACCTGGCCATGTTGATGAATTCCATCCGCCACCTTCAGACAAACTACCGGTACCTCGTGGTGGTCCTACGCGGTAGCTACTAAGTGCCGGGTTAGAAATAAAGTATCTAGGTAAGCCATCACGAACACTAAATGATGACTTTACAATAAGAGGGTTAATATCACCTGATCCACTCGGACCACTTGGTCCGCTTACTCCTTGTGGTCCGCTTACTCCTTGTGGTCCGCTTACTCCTTGTGGCCCTTGTGGCCCAACAGGTATAAGACATACTTCATAAGGATCACCACCAACACTAAAATCAAAACCAGAAATATATGTAACATCATATAAGATTCCATTTACGGTTTGGAGATTAATACCAGTTACTTCATATTGTGCGACGACTGGACTGGCTTGGTTAGTTCTTGTTAATGTTATTATACTTCCTACCCCTAATCCGTTTCCTTGTAGTGCTCCACTTACTGTACCTAACCATATTGTGGTAATAGTGGTAGTTAAGATAGGTGTAGCAGAAGAACTTGATCCACCACCAACAGTTTGATTATTATTAGTTGGTAGAGGGTTTTGTTGTGACACATAACCACCTACTGGAACAAAACAACCAGATGTTGTACCTTGTGGTCCTTGTGGCCCACTTGGTCCACTTGGTCCTTGTGGACCTGATACTGTTGATGCAGGACCGCTTGGTCCTTGTGGTCCACTTGGTCCTTGTGGACCTGATACTGTTGATGCAGCACCACTTGGTCCTTGCGGTCCACTTGGTCCACTTGGTCCTTGTTCACCTTGTGGTCCTTGTGCTCCAGTTGCATCTATACCAGGAGGTCCACTCGGTCCTTGTATACCTTGTGGACCAATTGGTCCTTGTATACCTTGTGGACCAATTGGTCCTTGATTACCTTGTTCACCTTGTGGTCCTTGTGGTCCAACTGGTCCTTGATTACCTTGTTCACCTTGTGGTCCTTGATTACCTTGTGGTCCTTGTGGTCCAACTGGTCCTTGATTACCTTGTTCACCTTGTGGTCCAACTGGTCCTTGATTACCTTGTTCACCTTGTGGTCCAACTGGTCCTTGATTACCTTG